AACAATCCATACGCTTCTCTCGACGTATGTTGGTGGCCTGTGTGACTGGCTTGGAGTTTCTCAACAAGCGATACAACCCCTTCGAGATCCAATTGGAGGGTTGGTCTGAGTCTGTGATGGAGAATGTGGATGACTACGATACAGTGTTTGAAGAGCTGTATGTAAAGTACCGCTCCAAGGTCAATGTGGCGCCTGAAGTGAAGCTCATCATGATGTTGGGTGGTTCAGCAATGATGTTCCACTTGACAAACAGTATGTTCAAGAGTGCCCTCCCCAATATGAACGATGTCCTCAAGCAAAACCCAGACCTTGTGAAGAATATGATGGCCGCCGTTCAAAATACAACACGCGCACCATCGGGTCCAGCGGATGCGGCTCCAGTGGGTGGCACTGGGCAATATGAGATGCAAGGCCCAGGTATTGATATCTCCAGTCTCATGGGTGGTATTATGATGCCCCCACCACCACCAATGAATACGACACCTATCCCAGTGTCCGAACAAGACGATGACGACGTCTCCGATATTGTTTCAATTTCAGGCGAGTCCACTGGGGGTGAAGTGAAGGAGGTCAACGTTGATGGCTCCAAGTCAAAGCGTGGTCGCAAAAAGAAGAAGACTGAAATTAATCTCTAAGTACAGTATAAATGATAGGCTACTGTCCATTGGAGGAAGTTGAACCTCCCGCCAGACAACAGCAAGTTGTTGTTACACCCAAGGCTGAACCCAAGCCCGAGGTTGGCCCCGAGGAAACCGAATGTAATTACGTCGTCATGGCTTTCATTGTCGGCGTTCTATTCTTAGCCGTCTCTGATTCCATCAGGGCGTAAATTAAAATTTAATTCTACCTTTGGGTCTCCCCCATATGGTAAAATTAATACGTGAAAGCTACTATTTGTGTCTGACCACCTGTGCCATTGTCAAGGTCAGTTTCCGATGAAAGATCGCGACTTATTTTTTGTAACGCACCATTGCACGCACTCACCAGTTCCACAAATATATCGTATGAATAAATTCTCGTACCATCCACATTGTATGGTTTGATACTTATACCTCTCACACCAGTTATCACCGTTGGACTCCACGGGTAACTATTTGTTCCACCAAAGATGTTCTTTGTCCCGATAGCGACGTCAAGGGTTGATGTACTTCCATCCCCAGTACCCCCTTGAAGTTCAAGAAGCATTGTACTCAAATCCTTGACGGTTGAACCATCAGTTCTCCTCAATATGGCTGTCACTTTTGCGTAAAAGGCACCAGTTCCAAATATAAGTTGAATATCTTTGGCAACACCTTCACCTACCGAGAATGTTTTGGAATATGTCTTTCTGGAAACTTCCAGGGAATTCGTTATGATACCACCACCAACTTCAAGATCTGTAGAAGCTGTGTCTCCACCCAAACCAATGGCGACTTGGTTACCAAGATCAATGTTACCACCAATAAACACATCACCCGTGGTTCTGAGATCACTATTTATGTAGGTCATTTTAGAACTTGTGATTGGATTTATGTAGACATTGCCAGTTGTATCCGAATAAATATTAGCAGAGCCCGCAGTTGTCGTAAACTCTATAATTGCGTTTGATGAAGAACTCTCCACCCGTGGGATGCCGTCGTACACGTGAAACTTTGTAGCTGGTGCGGCTGTCCCCACACCCACATTACTTGAATGTATGAGATGGAGGCAATTTGTTTGTGTACTGTTATTGGCGACACCCATCACGAGACCAGTTGTACCATTTGTGGTGTTACTGAATCCTCTCACGTAGCCACCTTCACCATCACCAGTATACAACAATACACCCGTCTCTTTATCGGTACCCACACTCTCAAGTCTCAAGAGATCCACATTTCCAGGTGTCGTATCGTAGACGTGGATATTTGAACTTGGCGCTGTCGTACCGAGGCCTAACCGACCATCAGCATCAAAGCGGGCAAATTCAACCTCACTTTCTTCGCCAACTTTATGTGTAAAAGTGAGAGGTCTTCGTATTGAAGAATCTGATAGATTTCTAATAATATTGACCGAAGATGGCGATGCCGTTGTTAAAAATGATAAACCAGTGATAATAAAAGAACCACCTGAAGCAAATTCAATGTCTCCATTTACCTTAAGTTTCGTATTATTACCAGATACACTTGAATTTGTACCCCCAATAACTACAACACCACTCGGAGCGATAGACATTGCAGTGTTGGTATTTTCTACATCATCTGGATTAATAGTAGTGCCAGACGATGTATACGTTTTAAATAAGTGTTGTGGAGCTAAATAATAAATTCTGTCAGGTCCCTCAGCTGCATCACCACCACCATCATCCCCCTTGAAAATGAGAAGTTCAGATTTGCTAAATGTTGGATCGTATACACGTTCTCGTATGTACGTATTCCCAAATATATCATTATTAGTTCCACCAAATGTAATTTGCTGTCCAATGACAAGATTACCACTAACTTCGAGAGCGGCGCGAGGCACGTCCGTGCCTATACCAACATCACGAGACGTGCCATCAATGAATAGTCCCACATCCAAAGATGCGTTAACTCTATCTACATTCCGTGTAATTCTAAAATCGCGAGTACCAGTGACACCCACAGACCATCCCCGAGGATTAAAGTCATCCTCCGATTGAATATACGACGTAAAAGCATTACCTATAAGTACATCAGTTTGGGCAGCCATGATCGCATCTCCAGCTGTACCTGGTGAGGTCGCGTGATTATGGACCATGAGACTATTTTGTCTGGCATTTCCAATACCAGCACTTACCACTTCCAAATATGCTTCTGGTTGCGTTGAACCGATACCAACTCTACCATCACTTCGTAAAGTGAGGATATCAATTTCATCGCTATAGTTGTCATCCGCGAGATAGATATCAAATTGTGTTCTGGATGCCCCAGATTCTATGTTATGTTTTCCAAGTTTAAATGTAGCTCTCGCACCATAACTAGACTCGGGTGCCTCACGACATAAATGCATGACCGCCGCATCATCATCGGTACTCTCAATCGTATCATTGTTTGTTACGACGAGGGGTGTTCCCAAATGATTAAAACTATTTCTATTCGCAACCTGATTATTAATAAATACTGTGCCACCAGAAGTGTGAAGTCTTCCCTCGGGTGCGGTTACACCTATACCCACATTACTTGATTCCAATATGGTCAACTTTGGTGCCCCCATTGTGGGTGTGGTACTCGCATAAAAATTGAGACCCTTCCCCGTACCCACAATGTTCTCAACCCGATTTTCCCCATTAGTGACACTTGTGTATGTACGCATAGCGATGTTCCCCGTAGATCCCCAAATGTTACCAGTTGTCACAGCATTACTCCCAATCACATAGACATTCCCAGATACCGTGAGCCTCTCAGTTGGGCTTGTATTTGCGATGCCCACATTACCACCCGAAGTGATTCGCACTCTCTCAGTGTTCTTTGTTTTGAATCTAATCATTTGGTTGGTACTTGATGTATTCGCACCACAGACTTCAATGGAGCTTACATTTGACGCAGTTGGACCAGATTTAAGTACAAGTACATTAGATGTACTATCACCCCCGAATCTATCCGCATGAATAGTCAAGTTTGAACTTGAAAACACCAATTCCGTGGTGAGATTTGTTGTTGCGGTATTACCCAAAACTCTGAGAGTATTTATAGCTGTTGTGTTTGCAAATATTTTCGCACCCACGGAAAGTGTATCTGTGGGGCTCAGGTTTGAAATGCCAGATGGAGCTGTACCTGTAGTACGTAACGCATTCATTTGAACATTTCCAGATATCGTGACTGGAGACGCAGCTGCTGCGTCTAATACAAGTAAATTGCCCGCTCGTAGACCCGTTGATCCAAGTATGAGACCCTTGGCATACACATTACCATTCGCGTACACAACATTTGAATTTGTGTCATCGATAAAGACATTTGAACCTACACAGAGATCATGTGTTGGAAAGGTATTTGCGGCGCCAATGTTATTTGATGTATATATGTCACCATATACATGAACATTTACCAACTTTGTATCATCCACATTAATTGTGGCAGAGTTATATCCCCCATACGCATTTGTTTGGAAAAGGGCCATCTCCCGACCCCTATTACCCGTCACAAAACCGAGGGCTACATTTGAATATCCAGCACCAGGTGTCATGACGATCGCAGTTTCTCGAGACAACACATCATTTCCAAATCCAGCGTGAATGACTACATTAGCAACTCGTAAATCTTGTGTGGATATATAACTCGCAGTCTCTGTGACCGTGATATTACCAGTTACCGAAATATTACCGACAAGATTATAGTACCCTTCTTGGTACACATTACCTTTTAACATCATGACATTGGAACCCTGGTCAAAAATACCAACATTACTACCAACACTCACATTTGATGTTTTAATTCCACCAACGATTGTGACAACATTTGAATTTGTCTCTTTGATTGAGAGATTTGCTCCAGATGTTGTAAGTCTATCTGATACAATCACATTAGTCGCGACGAGATTACCACTGACTGTCATGAGATCACGACCTTCCAAATCAATCGCTACTCTTGTTGTATCTCCACTATTAATCTGAAAAGTCTTCGTTGGGTTCGTTGTCCCGATGGCAAACTGATTTTCAATGAAGAAACGCTCAGCCTTACCACGACCCTTGAGGTCAACTACAATTGTTTCAGACTCATCTACGAAAAACTTGTCCCCCACCGATAAAGACTTTGTTGGTGCTGTATTCGCTATACCGAGACGCCCCTTTGTACCCAAGTCAGCAACAAGAAGAAGTTCATTCGCTTCAACTTCTTTCGTTAAAATACTCTTGACACCCGTAAGAGTTTCCTGTTCAACGGGTTCTGCATCCAGACTTGCTACATAAATCTGTTCAAAACGAGCGGTCCGACCCATTTATACATTAGTTGCCGAATAAAATTCCAGCTAAACCATCCTTGATCCTGAGTACATTATAGTTTAGGGCGAACACACTGATGTCATCTTGATTCCCTCTAAAGTTACCCTTCTCGACACCACGAAGTATCAGTTTTGCGTTATCAAGTCTACTGAAATTACACGTTCCTGATGGATTGTAGTCTGATGCGTTTAGTCCAAAGTGATACACAAAGTATCTTGTATACATAAGATCCTCGGAGTCTACGCGGAAATCTGTCTTTCCGTATTTTGATTTATAATAATTCTGAACCGAGTGAAAATATGTAGGACTCATATTTTCGAGGAGGGGTGTTCCATTTATATGGATGTCCGCATTTCTGAATGTAAAACGATCATTTGTAGGATCAAGATTTGTGGCGGAATATCCAAAAAATATAGACTTCACGGGATGGTTAAAAGTCCCTATATCCAAATCATTATATCCACCACTCTCGATTGTGTTGTCAACAACATTTGAGAGTGGAAATTCAACCCTTTGAGTTTGTGTAATAATTAGGTCCATCTGTCTCTTGACGAGGGATTCTCTCTCCTCTTTGTCCAAATATATATAGTTTCCATACACATTGATTCTCTTTTGTGACTCTCCATACCCCACAAGACTTGTTTCATCAAAATTGATCCTCACCTCGACTTGATGATGTGCCAGGGACACTAGGGGTAAAAATGCTCCGTGATCACAAAAGAAAAAGTGAAGTGGTTGGAAGTTACGATTTGAAATGCTCGTCTTATTTGTAAGTTCTTCCTGCTTTGACCAACTGTCTGCCAAATAGTTTGGCCAGATATCAGCATAATAGTCGTAGTGCTGGGAATCTATCTTCTGACCCCCTATATAAAGATCAATCGTTGAGTTATATAATAGGTTTGATGAGACATTTGAGTTTTTTTCAAGCCCCTCGAACCAAAGACAATTTATGAGATCACCCAAAACTGGAACAGTAAAAACTGGATCTCTGTCAGTAATAGTCTTGATAAGTTTTGGGGCTTGGGAAAAGTTTGTATGCCGTGTAAACTTCATACGAAAGAATGAATGACCTTCATCACTATTTATATACATATCTTGAGCACCCTTGGAGACAAGTTGAATCAATGCGCCAGACATTTAATTTATGATCAGATTATAAAAATAGACACTTTCCCTGAGGGAAGTCATCCTTCTTTTCTTCTTCTGTAACCTTGCCGTGGATCTTGAAACCACCCTGGCGGTACACCTTCATTCGCTTGTAGTACATCGCTGTAAAGAGAGACCAGGGGTCGTGAATGTCATAGATGTGTGGGTTGTTCTTTTTGCCCTTAGTCTCCCTCATAATACGACCTATGCTTTGTGTTATATCTGACTTTGGTGATGCCAAAATGACTGTATCAAGGGTTGGAATGTCAAGGCCTTCGTGGGCTTGTGAGAACGTCGCGAAGATGATCTTCTTTTGTGAAGACGCCTGGAGATCTGCCTCCTTCATACCACCCATATAGAGCCCCGATGTCTTGGGAAAGCATTGGTGAAGCATCTCACAATGCCATCTACGGTCACTGAGGACAAGAAGTTGTCGTGTCCCTGCCGAAGCCTTCTTGACAAGTTCCACAAGCATTTGATTTCTCTTCCTATCCTCAACAACTTCTGTAATCATATTGGGCATCGAGACTTTACCATTTCTCATTGAGGGTGGTGGATTTCTATAATTGAATGATTCATATGTCACTGTGAATACCTCCACCTGCTCCTGGTTTTTTCTCTCCACTGCGAAGAATGTGGGTCCCATAAACCAATGAAGGACTTTGGTGAGACCATCTTTCCTTTCAGGGGTCGCCGAGAGACCAAAGATATGCTTGGGGCACATCTTGAAGAGGGATTGACTGAACACCTTCGCACATATGTGATGGGCTTCGTCTACAATGAGAGTTCCAATGGAATCAAAGTCACTGAATGAGTACTCCTTGAGGGAGAGAGATTGAAGCATCGCAATGACAAAGTCACACTCAATTTCCTTCTTATTTTGTTGAACCACACCTATGGTAGCTCCTGGACAAAACT